TCTATACCATCTAACTTAGTACCATCAGCAGCTACGTCACGACCATCTACGTTACCAGATACAGTTATGTTACCTGTTACGTCAATACCAGCAGAAAAATCATGGTTGTTAAAACTGGTTATAGTACCATTAGAATGTATTGAAAATCTAGTGATAGAATCAGTTTCATCAATTATTTTAAATGTGCCATTATCATTCTTTACAGAAAAATCATCATTATTATTAGTGTCAGTAAAGAATAAAGTTGGTGCAGTATTTTCTATTGTCTGGTTACCAGTAAAGGTGTTAGCACCTGTACCAGCCAAGTTACCAGTAGCTGTAACACCACCTTGGAAAGTAGATCCATTGTGTACTCTTAGCTCGTTAGCACTTGTGTCAAAATACAAGTCACCAGCAGCTAGTGCATTACCAGCACCGTCTGTTGAAGGAGCTGAAGATGCTATCTGATATGTAGCAGCAAAGTTATTCACGTTTGCAATGTTGCTTGCAGTTGTGTTTACGTTAGCTATAGAACCAGCAACTGTACTAATATTACTATTCGCACCGGCTACTGTTGTTACGTTAGCATTGTTGTTAGCAACTGTTGTTACATTGCTTGATATACCAGCAACTGTTGTCACATTACTACTAATACCAGCTACGGTTGTTACATTGCTACTAATACCAGCTACAGTATCCATGTCATTAATAACATCGGTTACTGCAAGTGTGTTCATGTCAGATATAACATCAGATGTAGCAAGCATGTTCATGTCAGCTACAACGTCAGCAGTACCTAGAGTGTTTAAATCAGCAACAACATCTGCTGTTCCAAGTATTGACATATCTTCTACGGCTGCTGCTGTACCAAGTCTGCCTATTTCTGTTGCCTTACCAGCTACAGTTGTAACCTCTGTTGCTTTTGGTGTAAGTCTGTGAAATGCGTATGTATGATCTGTAGAAGTTGTTTCTACCAAGAATCCGAAACCCGAAGGTATAGTTGAAGGTACGCCAGTAATAATAACTGCTAATCCACTTCCTCTACCATTTGCGATAGTAACTGTAGTTCCGCTAGGAGCTAAGTTAGTTGATGCTTCTTTTACTGATACAATAGTACCACCAGTTGCGGGGTTATTTATATCAGGGTTAGATGTAGGAAAACTTGTTTCATTAGCTATCGGTACAAATCCACCAACATTATCAACTAAGTCAATTATCCTGTCGTTGATAGCTGCGGTTGTAGCAATAGTTGTATCATTATCTGGAAATGTATCACCATCTTTAATAGTATCACCAGTACTGATGTTAAAGAATCTAGCGTCAGCTGCTGCTGAAGTTAAAAAAGATGTGTCGTTAGTTGTGGCAGATGCTTGCTCAGATGCTGTGATAACGGTAGCATCACTTAGTTTATCTGATGTTATAGACCCGGCAGCATAGTGCTCGTTATCTAAAGCTCCAGCAGCTATGTGCTCAGAGTTGACAACATCATCTTGTATATTATCTCCATCTATTATGTCATTAGCTAAATGTACATGATTTATAGAACCATCTACATAGTGCTCTGAGTTAATAACACTATCTTGAATATTGTCACCATCTATTATATCATTAGCTAAGTGCTCATGGTCGATACTACCAGCAACATAATGTTCGGAATTAATTACATCATCTTGTATGTTATCTCCATCAATAATGTCGTTAGCTAAGTGTTCATGATCTATACTACCAGCAACGTAGTGCTCAGAGTTAATTTGATCGTCAGCAATTTTGGCTGATGTAACTGCATCAGGAGCTAATTTAGCAGTAGTTACTTGCTCGTTTGCAATATGTTGTGTATCTATAGATAGGTCAACATAATGTTCAGAGTTGATAGAGTCATCTGCTATATTGTCTCCGTCTACTGCATCATTTGATAGATGTACATGATCAATAGAGCCGTCAACATATTGATCGCTGTCAACTGAGTTTGCTGACATATGAACGAGATCTATTGAACCGTCTACGTATTGATCGCTGTCTACAGAGTTAGCAGACATATGTATTAAATCTATCGACCCGTCCACGTATTGGTCACTATCTACAGAATTAGCGGACATGTGTTCTAAATCTATAGAACCAGCAGCGTAGTGCTGACTGTCGATTTGATCGTTAGCTATATGAACCCCATCTATAGAGCCATCTACATATTGGTCACTGTCAACTGAGTTAGCTGACATGTGTTCAAGATCTATTGAACCAGCTACGTAATGTTCTGAGTTAATTACATCGTCTGCAATTAATGTGCCATCAATAGCATCTGCTTCTATATTAAATCTTTGTACTTTTCTATCAGTTGTATCCGCACCGATAGCTTCTTGTAACGCATGACGTAACTGTTTAAAGTTGTCATTTACCTCGTTAGCTTTTAATGATGAGCCAGCTGTAAATGTAGCTTTTGCAGTGTCTACGTTTGTTTGTCTAAATATACGAACAGGTGTAGTACCTGAAGGTATATTATTAGTGGTAAATCTAACTGTACCACCAGATGTAGTATCATGATTTTCGACGGTATAGTGGGTGGTGAGAGTTTTGACTACATTATCAACCTCTACTTTTACCTCGCTTGCTGTAAAGGACGGAAAAGTAAAGGCAAAATCAGCATTATTAGTACCTGTTCCTTGACTTCCCGTATACGAGTTCTGTTGATTTGCCATTACTTATACATTGTAAGAAGGTTATTTGATTGATTAGTTTTGTATTCTTGTTCTAGTTTTTTCTGTTTTTGTTCACTTATTAGAGCTAGTATTTCTTGCCTATATTTAATGTCATTCCAAGCTAATCTTCTAGCTTCTTTAAACATTCTATCTATCATAATATTGTGGTAGTAATCTCGAGCATTAAACTCTGCACGTTTACCAGCACGTATATCAGCTCTCATAAGCTTCATAGATGCTATAGCTTTAGGATCTCGAGCTAGTCTTTCTAGCTGTGCTTCTAAATTATATTGACCTATAGCTTGCTGAAACTGAGATCTTATACCAGCGTCGTCAGTTAAATTAGTACCATCAGGAGCATAAAATGTACTGATTCTAAGATCATAACCGCTATCAAACAAGAACTGACGACCTACACTTTGATCCATGTTTAGTTGTATAGGACTAATCATGTTAAAAGCACGAGTCATAAAGTCATGTTTTTTAAGTGGTTTACCATTTAGCATGTCATACTTAATAGGTAGACCTTCTATACCGGGTAAAATTTCAGTAGCTAAGTTACGGTTCTGCCAAGACTGAAATACACCAGAGTTAATTTCACGCATGTATGGGCTGAGTAATTTACCCATTTCATTACGTAAAGCTGCAAGCGGTACAGTATTGTTTGTAATACTAGCAAGTATACGTTCTACCTGACCGGGGCGTCCAGCTGTTAAATCAACCAGTTGTTGTAATCCAGCTAAGTAAGATTTACCTGTAACAGCTTGAGCTACAACTAGAGAAATCTTTTGTAGTTCTTTTTCTGTCCACTCTTCCCCCATCAATATACTAGCATCACCTACGTTAGCAATAGTTCTAAGTATTAGACCAAAAGGTTCGATGTCTTCGTAGTTAACTCGAACACCACCAACTTCAATAGTTCCGGGTAGATAACCACCATCTATCCAACCTTGTCTCATCTGTCTATCTGTAGGACCGTCGCCAGTAAGTCTACCTGACTGCCATGCTTGTATACCCATAAAGGTTACAGCAGAACCTATTGCCAATCTACCTGTTTGTAACGCCTTAGCGTTTTGTAATTCTTCTACTGTGTTAATACCATACTTTTTAAGATTAGGTATATCTTTAGGTCCAGCAAAAGCTATGTCATTAAACTCTTTAACTAAAAAGTTAAATCCGGGTGTATGCTTACCTGTCAATGCAAGTCCGTTTACACCAGTTCTAGCAAATAAGAAGAAAGGTCTGACAAAAGGATTAGATGTCATAACATCATTAAGACCTTTTGCAAAGCCAGTTAGATCTTGTGTTAGGGTTACCTCTTTTTTTGCAAACATAGTTGCATCGTCTTTAATGTTACCATTAGCATCAAATATCTCTGAATAGAAATCATCTTGATATGCTTTCATAACATTACCGTTAATAACAGGTAACTGTACACCACTACCTTCTAGTTCTAGTACACGACGCATAGCTTTTTCTCTCATCTTAGCTCTGCCAAGTAAGAAAGTAAAAGCATCGTCAGTTGCTGCCATTATTTTAGTAGAGTAAGTAAAAAGATTATTGTTATTTATACCACGAATCATGTTAGTCATCGCAAAGATAGCACGATCTTCTCTAGTAGCTCTACCACTATCTTCTGCCCATCTACGCAAAACTTCCCAGTTAGCATCACCCTTAGTAAACTCGATAAATCTAGTTTTAATAGTAGATATATCACCACTCCAGTAACCATTTAACTTAGTAAAGAATAAGTCAAATGCTTCTGGTATAGCTTCTATCATACCATTCATAGATGCAAGGCTAGCACGTACTGTAGCTGCGTCTCCGGTAAATGGAAAACGCATAGTAGCTCCTAAAAATGTAGATATAGGACGTAAAAATGTTGCACTTCCTGTACCTAACAATGCTCGAAGTGGTGTTTTAGGTCCACTTAATACACTGTGACTTATCATTTCTTGTAGACTACGTATTAAAGCACCAGTCCGTTCTGGTCCTTCACCACCTATTTGTCCACCTTTTAGTATAGTTCTTGCCCAGTTATCAAAGTCATCAAGATTATTCACATTCTTCATCATAGAAAAAGCTTCAAACAACGCATTTAATAAATTATCATCTGCATCATCTTTAGCAATCTTAAGAATAGAGAATATAGAATCTTTAACATCTTGCATATCAGACGCCACTGCCTGATTAACTGCCTCATTTACTTGTGCTTTAGTCTTACCAGCACCAAATGATCTAAAATAATCAGATGCTACAAACCTAGATTTCTTAGTCTGTGTCAAAGCAGTCAACATAGTATCTATAATCTGCTTTGCTGGTCCATCTATGTCATCTAATGACACGTAATCTGCTAGTTCTCTACCAGCTATACCAGTATCTCTGAGCTTTTTAAGTAAAGATCCAACTACTAAATCAGCTGTAACTACTGTTTCAGCAGACCATGTTTCAAATGTCTCGTCTCCTAGTGGTATAGTAGCTTTCTGTTTTTCAAATAGATCAGATAAATACTCCTCTGGGGACATATCTACTACTTCTCTACCATCAGTAATCTTCATGTAAGATTCTATAGCATCACGCCAAACGTCTGCTAAGGCTTTTCTATCACCTTTTACAAACTCCATTTCTTTCTTAAACTTCTCATCGCTCATGAGACCTCGTAGTGTACGTTCGACTATCTCATCAGTTGTACCACCTTCTCTCGCTATACGTTCACGTTCAACATTAGTCGTAACACCACCTGTAGATCCATCTTCAGATCCCCAGTCTGTACGTGTACGCTTTAACTGATCTCTTGCTTGACCTACATCAACTTCTGATGTATGAGCACCCTGATGTCTCTGAGCTATAGGTGCGTTTTTCTCAGCACGAAATTGAGTATCTCCTCTACGTATCTGAGCAAGTGCAGCTGTAGTTGTTTGATTCTCTATACTAGCATTACGCTGTATTATCTGTCTTTGTACAGCTTTCTTACCACCACCTATGAGTTGTGCTGCTCCATCAAATATCAGACCTATTCCCATACCTTCGACAATGTTTTTAAACTTCATCATCATAGGATGGTCAGTATCTTTTGTAGTTAGTGGTGTATCCATCCAACCATACTGTTTAGTCAAAGCTCCTAGAGCATTATGTCCATCTGATTCTTTAGATATTAAGTCAGAAATACCACCAATAGCCATAGCTCTGGTAACAGTTCCAAGTCCTAACATCTTAGCTGAAGCTCCTCCTAATAAAGGTACACCAGCTGCGGCTAATCCTTTAGCAGATAGTACTATACCGGCAGCTAAACTACCAAAGTGTATTGTACCTCTTAAAAGTTTACCCCACCATGTTTTAGTTATGATAGGGTCATCTTCATCAACAAACGGATCCCAGTCTGGTCTGTAATAACCTTGCTGCTCTTTTTCCTTCTGCATCCTACCAGTTACAGCATCGAATGTACGCTCTGCAAATGTAGTACTGGAAGAAATAGTATCTTGTATACCACCAGTTAGAATTGACTGACCTTCTTTAGCAAAAGCTTTTAGCCCCCACTTATCATTGGTCATTCTAGGATCTATTTGTTCTTTTTCTTTTTGTTCTTCTTGTTGAACAGCTAGTGCTTGAGCTTCGTTAATTTTATCTTGTGCAATAGAATCTTCTTCAAGCCTTTTTTCTAACTCTTCAGTAGAAGTAAATCCCGTAGGATCATATTCTACATCAAATTCTTCCATAATTATAAGTTTTGGTTAATAGTCTCCTGAGCGGCTGGACCATAAAGTGTATTTAATTTCATAAATGGTGGTATTTCATCAATCAGTGACTCATACTCTTCGATCTGCTCTTCCGTGAAAGGCATCAACCTTCTGTATGATGTATCAGCATTACCAAATAAATGTTGATTGTTTGCTTTGTGATATAATCTAGCTAATAATATTTTAGATTGTGCTTTCTCGTCAAACGGTTTAGTAAAATCTAACTGTCCTATATTAGACTCGAACACTTGTCTCAATGCCTGTGGGGTCATGTCGTATAAACCTATGTTAGTATAACCAGCTGATACTAGACCCATAACTTCTTGTATGCTATGTTCTGACAAAGGTTTGTTCAATGGTAGCTCTGTAACATATTCGCCGTCAGGATTTTTAATAGCATCAATGCCCCCATTTTCTACTTGGCTTGGTGTCTCTAAAGCAGTTAACATTTCATTAAATTTAGGACTGTTAGTTAAACCATTATCAGCTGCTATAATAGTTTTAGTAGCATTGTTGTTTTGATTGAGTAATGGACTATCTAATACTTTAACATCTGCATCAAACACTAAACCCGGTATAGGTTTGATTTTACCAAGTTTAACTAATCTATCATGTGCTAGTTTTAGTGGTCCTTTGTTAGGGTAAAGTTGAGCAAGTAAAGTCCATGTATGATCTAGTTTATCAACATCGCCATTGAAATACTGTACAGCGTTAATTACAGGATCTTCTTCTCCTTCTAGTAATACAGTAGAATTAAGTGCAGACTTTGTATCAGCTTCATATACTTTACGTAACTTAAGAGATTGAGCAATCTTAGTATCTTCAATTATGTCACTTTGCACATCATCAAACTCACCATTATTCATAGCTTCGATAGTTTTCTTTTGTGCATACTCTAGTGCATCATTTCTATTCCCACTTAGCTCAAATCTTTCTTTATATTGTTTCTTAAAGTAGTCACCAGCTTGGTCATAAATACTTTTAGTTGTAACTGTTCGCCAAGTATAATCACCGTATTTTTCTGGCTTACCTCGTATTGCAGCTAACTCTTTAGCTCTACCATCAGATAGTGAGTAAAATAATTCAGACTTAACACTAAACTCAGGTCGACTAAACTCTGTCTTTTCACCAGCCTCTAGTGCCTGTTCTACTTGAGTTCTAATATCTTCATTACTAAATGTACTAAGTACGTCTCGTGGAACTTCTTGCCCATTATTAAGGCGTTCTATTATATCTGCTGCTCTTTTTTCTTCTGATGCTAGATTATCCTTTTTGTTCTGTTCAATAAAAGCATTAGCTATTCTGTTAGCGTTAGCTGGTTGTATCTCAGAGTAACTAGATAATTTACCAGTGCCTGCATGTTGTTTAGCTACAAACTTATTATGATATAATATATATTCTATATCCTGTTCATCAAACTGAGCTATGTTTTTGATAATCATATCAGCCCACATTTTGTTAGCTTCTTTATATGGATTAGGATGACCTTGAGCTTGAAGTATTGCTGCTTTATTTTCTATAAAACCAGATTGGTCATAGACACCACTGATGGTAGCGGATTCTACATTAGGATTATTAAATGCTTCAGATGCTACTTTAATACCGTTAATGTAATTTTGAGTAGATGTATCAGAACGTAAAGTATTTACTGCATTATTTTCTACATCAAACGACTGGCTGTCCCATGACTTTGACGTACTATCAAAGCTAGGCATAAAGTGTGTAATAACTTGATGCTCAGTCATTCTTGGATTAGCCTTAGCAAACATAGCTACAAAGTTAGCCCCTGCAACTTTCATCCACTCTTGCTTTTCTGAGAATGTTAAGTCTTCATATAACTTATTATTATACAACAAACTACCTTTAGCTATTTCTAAGTACTTCGGCCAGTAGGTCAGCATACTTTTTGCTGCATGTCTACCATTTAAAAACTCGTTAGATGTTATAGATTTTTTAAAATCAAGCAGTTGTGTACCTGATACAATTTCGTTAGTTTCGGGATCTTTTCCAGTTTTTTCTATACTCGCTATAGCTACATCTTCATCATTTTTAAGATCACCTTCTACTTCTTGAAGATTTTTTTCAACAATAGCATACTCCCCACGTTTCATAGGGTCATTATATATCGCTTGTAACTCGTCAAAAGCTTTTCTATTTTCTCTAAACTCTTGACGCTGATCTAAAAACGCCTTACCAGTACGAGTAAGCTGTGCAAGAGATCGCAGATTCCTAGCAGTTTTACCAGATACTGTCTGATTATATCTGTTAATTTCATCTTGGAAAAACTGTTGCCTATCCTTAATGTTTTTGTCAATCTGTGCATTGACTTGTTTAGTTAGATCAGGTTCTGTCTTTTCGTAATCTAACTGTTCGTTAGTAAAGGGAGCGGCTTCCCGTCTCCCTAGATATTCAAAATAAGATTGTGTCATTATCCTATACCTGCGAATGGGTCAATATAACCACCGGGAAATACCGGTTGAGTTAAAAGAGGACTTGAACCTAATCCACCAGCAACGGATGATGCAGCGGATGAACCCAGTCCAGAAGCAGCACTTGAAGATCCTAAGCCTAGACCTTGTACACCGCTTACAATACCTATAACAGAACTTGCAATACTTAACGCACCACTAAGTCTATCAGATGGTGGCATCATAACTGGAGCACCATACTCTGGTCGTATACCAAGTGACTCTCTTGTTCGTGCTTGAACGCTTTGCATCTTCAGCAATCTTGATCTGTAGCGTCTCTGCATCTGTACACCAAACTCTTTTTGTACAGCATTATCGAGCTGTCCTCTTGCTCTTGTTAAAGCAACTAATCCTTTCTTTGTAGCTCGTCTGTCTCTACCACCTTCGTTGACTGAGCCTTTTGATTGTTGATATTTTATAAAGCCTGCTTGGTAAGCTTTCCTAGCTTGACCCTGTACATACAAGGCTCGCTGGTAGTCATTACTGATAGCTCGGCTATAACCTGTGGCAGCACGTTGCATACCACGAACAGCAGACG